CAGATTCTGATTGTGATATAGCAACTAAATCTGAAATAGTAGCTTGACCATTTTGGATAGCCGCTTGCGATAATGCTTTCAGTTCGTTGAATAATTCAGTATCAGCAGTAGAGTTAGAAATATGTATATCATAATCAGATAAACAAAACTCATTAAAGTTCTGGACCATTACTTGTCCCATGTCATCCAATAAGAACTGACCCTTTTTAGGATTCTTTTTATAAGCAAACTTACAACACTCTAAGAATTTAGTCATTGCTCTCTTACGGAAGTTAGCATCTATAGTAAACCATTTTTCAGTAATATGAGATGTCTGAGTAACTTCTCTATTAACATTTCCTACAGCTTCACGGTTTTGTATTTGTCCTTCTCTTGCTCCTGTAACTCCTGCTAGTTTTCCTAGAGTAGCTTCAATTTCTAATAATAAATTAGTATATAGTTGAATAGTTGAAGGATCTCCCACTGGGACACTGGTAGCAGTTAATGTATTAAATGCTCCTGCAGATTTTCCTTGAGACGGTCCTTTAAGGATTTCAGATGTAGGATCTAACCAAGCTATTTTATTTACTGTAGCATATTTAATCCATTCTTTAGGTTCCCATCCTGAAGGTATCATAGACGCATTAATTGCAGCAAAGTTTCCTTTATAAGTTGCAATTTCTAATTCTCTTTTATAATAAGCAATATCATATGAATAAGCTAAAGGCTTTATGATATCAGTAAGAGATTGAACTCTATAATCATTAGTGCTGTTTACTGATCCTATGTAAGGAGGCGTTCCTTTAGAACGATTCACCATAGATTTAGATGCAAAAGGAACTGGTCCCATTGATACAAAAATATCATCTGCAATCTGAGTTGCTTGTAACCACTCATTAACCCACATCCATTTTACTTCTTCTCCTAAATCTTTTTTTATTTCATAATCTTCTGCTACAAAATCATACTGCACTTCACCATCTTCATCGTAGTATTTTCTTTTTCCTATCTTTCTTCTAGATCTCCAAGAAGCTTTAAGAACTCTTACATTTCCATAAGTATCGAAAGCTCCTGCAAAAGTTCTTAATCCCATTTCATTAGGTTTAAAAATAGATAAGGCCTGTTCTTCACCATAGTAATCAAAAACAGATATATCTCTATTTAATCCTAAAGTACTGGTTTCACTAGAATCACTTGCTCCTGTTTCTAAAAACTCTACGTCTTTTTCTTTTAGCTCATCCCAATAGTCATCTATTACTTGACCAACTGATTGATAACCATATTCAACTATAATGTCAGAATCTTCTATAAACATAGAGTTTCCACCCATAGTATATAGATTCATAGGATTCACTCTTCGCATTACGGGCTCGCCACCAAGTACGCCGCAATAAACAATTTGTTCTCCTCCTACCAATAAATCTTCAAAAGTTCTATTAAATAAGAAACCCAAATCTTGCTCTTTGTACTCACGTTTGAGAATTTTGTTAGCAGTGATTTCAGCGATATCTTGATAGTCATATTTTTGATACTTCTCAAATTCTTGTAATCTTTTTTGTACTTCTTCTTCTGAGATAGATGTTGTCTGGATGATTTCCATGAGCTCCGCATCTAGTTGGCTTTTTAATTCTGTTTCTTTTCTTGTAATGCCTTCTTCGTCTGTGGCTGATAAATATGCTCTATACTCTTTTCTTCTTTTTGAATATTCTCCTACTAGTAAATTTATTTTGCTATTTTCTATTCCAATGTGTTGGAAGCTTGCAGGAAGCGATTCTAAATCTAAACCATCTGGATTAATAAACTTTTCAAAGTCTCTAGAGTTTATTATGTTTGATCTTAGATTATAATTTGTTCTTTTGTTTACAAAGTTTTCTCTTAAGTTGTAGTCTGAAACTAATATGTTAGCAGCAAATTCTACGTTCTTCTTGTACCACTTCTCGTCCTTTTTTTTGTCAGATAATTTCTGTCTGGGAAAATTGATATATGGTTGCATCTTTGGCGAATCTTGGCTCATAATGTTTTTTTGTTAATATGCAAATTTAATTATAAAAACTTGAAGTTCCCTTATAAAAAGGCTTCTTTTTCTTTACTCCCATCTTATCCCAGTAAGGATCGTCTAAAAATCCTTTAGTTTCTTCTCTTCTTTTTTCTGTCTGTCTTCTAGTTGTGGCGTCATGCCACAGTAACATTCCTAAAGAAGATACTCTATCAAAGTTACCATATTGGTTCCACATGATGAGTTCTTTTACCAAAGCTGGAGAGTATATTGTTTCTATCACTCTCTTCTCTGAGTTTTCTGATACCTTCTCTAATAACCAAGATTTAATAAAATCTCTTGCAGTTTGATTTACTTTCCCTGAAGCATTAATACCTTTAGAAGTATTAGTCCCTTGTCTATAAGTATCAGAATTACGTAGTTGATAGGGAGTATCTGCCAGTAAATATAAGCATTTATTCTTTTCAAAGTACGTAAAAAGGCCAGGAAGGTTTTGTTCGTACATGCCTGTGGCATTATAATACAGTAATAATTTCCTACAAACTTCATAAAATTCGTTAGGATCGTCAGTTCGTCCTGTGTATTCTGCTACTATCTGTCGTGTATATCTATTCATTATAAGGATAGAAGGTAGTGAGTCTGTGGTACTTCTTGCCTTATCTACAACATCCATTCCTCCTATGTATGTTCCGTAAGGAATTACTCCCTCATCATTTTTTTGTGGTTTAACCCAAAGTTCTACAGCTCCTTTTTTATCTTCTCCTTTTGATAGTGGGAAGTTCTTTATTGGCTGAGCTCCTTGTATTGTGTTAAAATCTATAGTATCATCCTTAGTATATAATAAAGAACCTTTAAAAGATCCTTCTTGATATTTTTTATATTTTCCTCCTTCTAATTCTGATAATTGTTCTTTTAATAATAATGTTGGAAAGTACGCTCCTTCTACAACTAAGAATGCTTCTGATGGTAGAATAGGACCATTTATTATTTCTGTATGATATACTGAAGGATCATTTGCTTTTTTAGCAGAATCTCTTCTAGATTTTATATACATCCGTGCTTTAACCTCATCTGTCTCTTTGTTAGGCCCCTTTTTAAATTCATTAAGTGTTTTCCAGTACGGTACAAAATAACCTATCGTCCCTCTGTTTTCGTACTCATCATTAAAGGTAATGCAGTTATATTCTGAAGGATTTCTGAAGATAGATTCTGCATATAGAGCTGCTTGTCCTGAAACAAGTCCCCCTGTTCCTAAAGCCCATATAACTAAATTCTTTTTCTGCTTAGAAGCTTGTGTTGCTTCAATTGCTCCCCAGGCTTCTTTTATATTACTCATGAACCCAATCTCATCCAGGATACATAAGTTGGGACGTGTACCATTTGCTGCTAGCGGATTATCTTTAAAAGTTCTGTGTCGTAATAAAGATCCGGTTTTGGATGTGTACTCTCTGTTAGGTGCTAGTGAGCCAGTATATCCTACCATAAGTGGGGATGGATAAAACTCGTCGCCAATCCTATATGATCCGGCGTAATGTTCAAAAGCTGCTTTACATTTTTTAATTAATGGTTCAGTATACTTAGTATCGATGGCCCCGATAATAGTATCAGAAGCTATATATTCTTTAGCCTTTTTTCTTTTAAGATAGTTATCATAATCTGTAGCCCCATCAAAAAGATAGTTATGATTTGATAGGCCAGAAGAAGCATAAGACTTACCCCCACCCCTAGATTGTATACTTATAAAATGCTTAGAGTTATTTTTATATAATGGTTTTCCTAATGCTTTATCGTGTATCTTGTTGAGGTAATCTCTTGCGGGAATATATTTTTTAGATTCGGCTTCTTCTTTTGTTATCCTGCCCAATTGAATAGACAATTCTTTTTCGGGCCCATATCTTCTGTCGCAAGTATGCAACTCATCTTCAGAAAATCCAGAAAATCCCCTGCACTCTTCATAGCAAAGAAACAGCTCCCAGTCAATATCTCTAAGCCAAGGCAACCCAAGAGCCTGTGCAACTGACGAATCATCTTCAAATAAAATCTTATGGAAATTTACATAA